CTGCTACACGGATGGATTGGAGATCACTTCGACATCAGTTGGCATGGACTGGAATTCGTAACAGTACACTTATGGCTTTGATGCCTTCCGAGACCTCAAGTCAGATAAGTAATGCCACGAACGGAATCGAGCCTCCTCGTAGCTTCGTATCAGTCAAACAATCTAAAGATGGCGTACTTAAGCAAGTAGTGCCGGAGTATCGTCGTCTCAAAAATAAGTACGAGCTGTTGTGGGACCAGAAGAGTCCCGAAGGGTATCTTAAAATTATGGCTGTGTTACAGAAGTATATCGATCAGGGTATAAGCGTCAATACTTCTTACAATCCCCAGCACTTCGAAGAGGAGAAGATTCCTCTCAGTGAGATGTTAAAGCATTTGGTAATGTTCTACAAGTACGGTGGTAAGCAGCTTTACTACTTTAACACATACGATGGTGCGACCGATGAAATGGAACCACCAGCACATCCATACTACGAGCAGTCCATCGAGCAAGATGACGAGGAAGATTGTGATTCGTGTAAGTTATAACGACAAATAATCTGTAAAATATAGTCTGTAAGATATAGTGTCGTTATAAATATACGTATGGACTATACTAAACATTACAACGCATTGATTGCGAGAGCCAAGCAACGAGAGATAGATATCTTCACTGAGTCTCACCATGTCGTGCCCAAGTGTATGGGTGGTAGTGATGATGAAGATAATCTGGTTGAACTGACACCAGAAGAGCACTATGTTGCTCATCAGTTGTTAGTAAAGATGTATCCAGATAACTATAACTTGTCTCACGCCGCCAACATGATGGGCTCTATTCGTGCCAACAACAAGTTGTATGGTTGGTTGCGGAAAAGATTGTCACGCTCTATGAGTGTTAACAATCCTAATGCGGGTGGGCACGCTCGTCGTGAGTATAATAAGAAGTATGGTTCGCCTAACATTGGACATAGACACAGCGAAGAGACCAAGAGACTATTGTCTGAAGGCAAGAAGGGTGACAAGAATCCTAACGCTGATGGACAAGTGCGGCGGACAAAAACAAGAGTCGTTAGTGTTAAAGATGGAACCGAGTATTGCTTTAACTCGTTAAAGGAAGCTGAAGCCGCCTTTAATGCTAACCATGCCGGTGTGTGGCAAGCAAGAAAAGAAGATAGACCTTACAAAGGATACTATTGGTATGTCGGTGAGTGATGCAGACGAGTATTGGGTATTATACGACCTCATAAAGAACGCCAAACCAGACCTTACTCACGAAGAGATTGTTGCTCTTGTGGAAAAAAAATTACAAAAGGAAATCAAATGAAATCAGTTTTCGACACGAAGAAGGTTGACAACACCGTACAACCTATGTTCTTCGGTGCACCCGTTAACATTGCAAGATACGAAAACATTAGATATAATACATTTGATAAGTTAACTGAAAAACAACTGGGCTTCTTCTGGCGACCAGAGGAAGTAGACATTGGTCGTGATAGTAAAGACTTCCGTACACTGTCCGATCACGAGCAGCATATCTTTACATCTAATTTGAAGAGACAGATCCTACTGGACAGTGTACAAGGACGAGCTCCCACGGAAGCATTCCTTCCTATCTGCTCTTTACCAGAATTAGAGAACTGGATTGTCACGTGGACATTTAGCGAAACCATTCACTCTCGATCATATACTCACATCATTAGAAACATTTACAATGATCCTAGTGTAGTGTTTGATAACCTACTTGACATTCAAGAGATCGTCGATTGTGCAAAGGATATTAGCAAGTACTACGATAGCCTGATTGAAAATCCAACCAAGCAGAACCTGTGGATGGCTCTCAATGCTGTTAATGCATTGGAGGGTATTAGGTTCTATGTGTCATTTGCATGCAGTTGGGCTTTTGCTGAGCTAAAGAAGATGGAAGGCAATGCTAAGATCATTAAGTTCATTGCTAGAGATGAGAACGTACATCTTGCCAGCACACAACAAATGCTAAAGTTGCTGGCTCGTGACGATCCAGAGTTTGCAAAGATAAAACGTAACAACGAACAGAATGTTATTGGTCTGTTTGATAGTGTAGTACAACAAGAAAAGAAGTGGGCTGAGTATCTGTTTAAGGACGGGTCGATGATTGGTCTTAATGCTGAGTTGTTAGGAGAATACGTTGAGTGGATAGCATCCAAGAGAATGCATGCGCTCGGACTGAAGTCTCCTTATCGGGTGCAGCAAGCCAATCCACTGCCATGGACACAGAAATGGATTAGTGGAGGAGAGGTTCAGGTTGCGCCTCAAGAGACAGAGATATCATCATATATTATCGGAGGCGTAAAGAAAGACGTCGATGAGCAGACATTTGCAGGGATGTCTTTATGACAACAATATCTAATAATAAAGAATGTGGGGGATGTGGTGCTGAGTTTAATGTATCCTTTGATGATGATCAGTTTGGTATAGGGGTAGAAGAACCAAGCTATTGTTGTTTCTGTGGTGCTGAACTGTCACAATACTTTTACGATGAAGATATGGACGAGTTAGACTTTGAGGATTAGCAATAATGAAACAGCCCTGGTTGTACGAGGGCCAACCATTTACATCTGATATGATAGGTGAGTATGTCGGGTTCGTTTACCAGATAACAAATTTAGATAATGGAAAAAAGTATATTGGAAAGAAATGGTTTTGGTCAACCAAAAAACTTCCTCCTCTCAAAGGAAAGAAAAGAAAGCGAACTGTAGTCAAAGAATCTGACTGGCAGGATTACTATGGGTCTAGTGAAGAGGTAAAGTTGTTAGTAGAACAACAGGGTCACGATAGATTCACAAGACACATTCTAAAACTGTGTAGTACTAAAGGTGAATGTTCTTACTATGAAGCCAAATATCAGTTTGACTTTGATGTACTTTTGAGGGATGATTACTACAATGAATTCATTGGTGTTAAGATTCATAGCAAACATCTATAAAAAAGGGGGCATTGCCCCCTTTCGTCACAACAACCACAACAGGATTAGGACTGCTCCACCTCCAATTGCACATGATGGCCAGTGAAGTTTCTTTAAAAGGTCCATGATTACCTCCTCTTAGTTGAGTCCGTTATGGGACAAATATATTTAGGATTATGATGTGAACAAAATAGTGTTTTTCAGCGACTGGAAGCAATTGTACAAGCATCCAACTCCTGAGTGTGATCCGTTCGTTGAAGTACCATTTAACGAGCGAGACCAGCATAGCGATGCTGATGCGTACGTACAAATCAACATTCAACATCCACGTCATGTAAAGGAGCCATTCCGTGAGCCTTTCTATGACTACATTACCAGTAGCCGCAAGCCACGTATAGTATTTGAGTCAGCTGTGTTCCGTCAGAATGTAAATGATGACTTCTACAAGAAGTACTTTAGGTTCAGTTGGAATAGCTTTCTGTGGAATGAAGGTAACTTTGGTCCTATGGGTAACGGACCTGACAGATGGAACCGTATACAGAAAGAGCATGACATTGATATCATGCCGTGGAGAGACACTAGAGGAGAGTACATCCTGGTAGTGCTGCAGCATGTAATTGATACAAGTCTTGTTAGAATGATCGAGCACTATGGCTCATACTACAATTGGTTTAAGAACTGTATCAGTCAGATACAATCATTTAGTGATCTTCCTATTGTTGTTAGACCTCATCCCAAACACGGAATGTATTCCAACTTCTTTGAAGCGCATCGTATACCAGAGGCTATCGACAAGCTCAGCAACGTGTACTGGTCAGCCAACCAAGGAAGAGATGGATTGAATGGAGGAAGGTTCCTTCAGAAAGACCTTGACGATGCCCATGCTGTTGTTGGATGGACGTCCAATGCACTAACAGAAGCAGCATGTCACGGCGTTCCAGTGTATCCAATGTCACCAGGTTCAATGGCTACCCCAATAGCACAGCGACCATTGAGTGATATCGATAACATTAGAAATATGCCAGACAGACAGCAATGGTTAAACGATCTTGCTTACTGTCAATGGACGTACAATGAGATCAAAGATGGAACAGCGTGGAGCCATATAAAGAATGCTAATCTCTCACTCAAGTAAGTTTATCTTCATTAAGACTAAGAAGACTGCTGGTTCAACAATCGAGAATGTACTGGTCAACAACTTCTTTGATATGTCTCGTGATGTATGCACTGGGTCTAAGATAGATGACACACCTAGAGTAAACATTGGTCCTAAGCTACCTAACCAACCTGATGGTCATAGACCATGGCACATAGTGAGAGATTTGGTTGGCCAACAGGTATGGGATGACTATACAACATTTACTGTTGAGCGTAACCCATGGGCGAAGGTAGTGAGCGAGTTCTATTGGAAGACAGAGAGAGAACCTCAACTTAAACAATACAAAGACGATCAGTCTAACTTTAGGTTCTTTGTCGATAATGTACTAGGATCATGGTATGCAG